TATCTCGTTGTGCCTCGTTATATGGTGCTAACGGTTCTGGTAAGACAAGTATTATTAGTGCTATTTTATATATGAAGCAACTTGTTGTTAGTAGTAATTCTTATCAAAACGAATCTCAAATGGTTCGCTTGCCTCACAAACTGGCAATCAATTCACCTACAAAATATAGCATTAATTTTGAAAAAAACGGAATTGTTTATCAATATTCATTTGAATATGATAATAAAGAAATACTTGAAGAATCTCTTTATTATTGGCCAAATGGAAAGAAAGCGATGATTTTTGAAAGAACTTCTGAAATGGTAAACAATGAGCCTTCTTTCAAATTTTCGACAGAATTTAGAAAAATTGGAGAAAACTGTAGAGGAAGATTAAAAAGTTTTAAATTACTTTTATCAGTTGCTTTCACAGAAACTAATATTGAATATGTTGCTAATGTGTTTAATTTTTTTCAAAATGATTTGGTTATTCTTTTTTCAAATGAGCCAAGCAATTGGTTACAATATTCAATAGACATGTTAAAAAAGGATGTGGAATTAAGAAAAATATTTCTTGATTTTTTGCATTCTATTGGTTCGGATATTTTAGATTTGACACTTGATACTCAAATTCGTACATTCTCTGAAAAAGAACTTTTAAATTTTCCTCCAGAAGTTCGCCCAGCTTTTGCTAATCAGAAAGTTCGCTTAGATATATTAAACTTAAAATATAAGGATTTTGATATTAATATAAATGATGAGTCAGAAGGAATTAAGAAACTTTTTGCAATGGTTTGTCCTTTAATTGACATAATCAGAAATAATAAAATATTTTTCTGTGACGAAATAGAAAATAGTTTACATTCATCGATTGTATTGGAAATAATTAGACGTTTCTTTAATAATGAAAAATCAACTGCTCAGTTAATTTTTGCAACACATAATACCGAAATCTTAGATTTGAATATTATGCGTAGAGATCAGATTTGGTTCACAGAACTTGAGAAAACAGATAGAAAAACAGATTTGTATTCGCTTTCGGATATTAAGAATGTTCGTAAAGATGAAGCTGTACAGAAAGGTTATATTTCTGGTAAATACGGAGCTATTCCTATGATAAATACAGAAATTCAAAAAATCTGTGAGGAATGTTAATGCCTGCAATAAATAATTCTTTTGGCTTGGTTTCAAGAAATAGTTCTCCTACACGTCAGTCAAATATAATTACTTTTTCTCAAATAGTTTTTGATTTGCAGCCAATTCTTGATAGATTTAATTCAAACATTGATGATATTCGAAGCCATTTTCAAACTGCAGATGATTTGTTGGCTTTACAACCTCCAAAACAAACTGCAGCGGAAGATATTTGGCGTTCGCAAATTGTATTCTTAGATAGTTCATTAGATTTTTATATACATGAGATAGTGAAGTATGGAATTGTAAAAATGTTCAATGGAGATTGGGCTGAATCAACTGATTATAAAAAAATGAAAGTACGTTTAAGTTTTGCAGTAGATTTAGCTCAAAATCCAAGCAGTGCTTCCAAATTGCTTGAAGAAATTGATGAAATGAATAAATATTCTTGTTTTATGGGTAAAAAAATCAAGGATGCACTAAGATTTATAAATATCAAATATAAATTGACTTCTGCAGAAGAAGCATTTCTAGTTGATTTATATGACCGCAGAAATCAAATTGCTCACCAGTCTGATCGAATCCCAGTGTCACTTTCAAAAAATTTTGATGTAAAATTATAATAAAAACTGATGTTTTTTTGTGGGTCTATATGGGGCATTATGGGGTGTTTTGGGCCAGATTTAACGGTCGATTTGCCAGGTAATTGTGGTCTAAATAGGCTAAAATTGCGGACTTTTTTAACTGAATTTGGCCGTCTTCGAGCATTCTGGAAATTGTTGGTTCTGATACTGATAAGATTTCTGCAGTTGCTATTATGGTGAGATTTTCGGGGATTCCTGGCAGTAATTCAAGTTCATTTTCGGCTGTGATGTAGGCTTTTGCGGCGTTTTCGTCGATGTTGTTTTCTGTGATTATCTGCATTTCTTTTCCCCTCTTCTTTGTGCTTTTTTTATTAAAATAATGTGCCTTGTTGTACTGTGTTTTCGCTTCGTTTTTTGCGTGCTTCTAAGATAGAATCCACTTCTTTTTCCAGCTGTTTTGAACGTTGCAAAGCTTCATTTGTTCTGTATTTGAAGTATTCTTTCTGGGCTTCACGCATTGCTGATACTTTATCTGCGAATTCTCCTGTTGTCATTCTTTCTCCCTGCTTGTGATTAAAGCAATTTCATCTCCAATCATTTCAACGTCTGTTACAGCTTTTACTTCGTAGCCGGTGACGTGTCTTACTTGTGCCTGGGCGTGGCCCTCGTGGCATAACACGGTCAATTTGTCACATAATTCCTGAACTGTCATTGTTTGTTTCATGCTTCTGTCTCCTCTGGTTGCTGCCAATCAGGAATGTCGTTTACTCGGTGTTGTGTGTGTTTGCTGTTCTTGATTTCTTTCTTTGCGCAGTGGGAACAGATTGTGTGTTTTGAATCTTCCCACCAGCAGAAGCCGTATTTCGGGTGGTAACATGGGTTGTTATATGTACATCCTACGGATTCTTTGTCATCGCTGCTTATGAATTTCAATGTCATATAGTCTGTTCTCCTTTTGCTTTTTTCTGCTGGATTTTGTGTTTTAGTTTTGCCAGGATAACGGCGGTTTCTGTTTGTTCTGCAGATTCGGATCTGAGTTTCTGATGATTCAGAATTGCATTTTCATTCCTGGTAATGCACATCAGATTTTCAATGCTGCAGTTGTAATGATTGCCGTCCTTAAAGCTTATCAAGCAGCCTTCTGGAACTTTGCCGTTATGTTTTTCCCACTCCATAATGTGTTTGAAACGCCACTGTTTTGGCTCTGCAATTTTAATTTTGAGATAGCCGTCTGTGGTCATTACTTCGGTTCCGACTGGTACGTGATTGTGTGGCATCTGACCTTTTTTGAACCATCCTTTTTCAGATCCAGGAGCACAATATCCTTTCTTGCCTTTGTTGGCTGGAACATGGCCTTTTTCAAAATGTCCTGTAAGTCCTGAGACTAGATGCATTCTGGCTCGCAGTCCTTTTATTCCTTCTGGTGTGTAATCTGTGCCAAAGGTTGAGTTCAAAAGCTCTGTGATTTCCCTGGCTGATTTTCCGGCATTGTTTTTTATGAGAAACTCGCGTATATATCCTGGATAGCGTTCTTCTTTCATTTCACACCTCCAAGAAGCTTCTGGCGTGATGCTAATTCTGCTGAACTGTCTTTGATTGCCAGGAGAGCTGGCATATCTTTATTTAAGAGATTGCAATTCTCCATTGTCTTTATTGCCTGGATCTGTACCTTTGCAACTTTGAGAATTTGAGAAGAAACGGAGCTTATGGCCCTTGCTTTTTTAAGTGTATTTTCAAGCTTCTGTGTGTCCTGGTCGAGTTCGTCATCTTCTAATTCTTCAAGCATTGCAAAAAGATGATTATTCAAATCTGCAAGATTATTTTTCATTTTGTTTCCTTCTGCGCTATGCAGTTTTCTTTTCTTCCGGTGCTCTGTGCGGAAGTGTTTTTAAGTATGCGTAAAAGGCTGCTTCGACATCCTCGGCGGGATCTATGAGGTATTCTGCAAGGCTCCACCAGGGGATGCGGATTATGGTATCGCGAATAACTACGCAGTCGAGTTTGTAGTAGTTAAGAAGTGTCTGGATTTCGTCGTAGGTGATGCGGAGCATTGTGCAGACTTCTTTTGCGCGGTACATGTAGCGGGCACCGAGTCTTGCGTTTGTAATCAGACGACGGATCAGATTATCTTTTTCTTCTGCAGTGAGCGGAGGTTGTACCAGTTCTTCTTTTGTGAAAAGACTTTCCTGCTTTCGTTTTGGGCGTGGGGCCTTTCGTTCAGGAACGGCGGTGCAAAGCTCCGGTTCTTTTACTTCTGCCTGGATTGCGTGAGGATCGTTGATTTCATCTTCCGGAAACAGCCAGCCTTGTGTCATTTTGCTATACGCTCCTTGCGGTCGATTTTTGAGAGAAATGCCATTACGCTTTTGAGTTCGTTGTTGTCACACTTTGTATAAGAATCTTTCTTGAATCTTGATTTTGCAAAGAGGTCGAGGCGTTTCTTCCAGTCTTTGCCGAGAAGTTTCTTTGCACGTGCGGTTACTGCATCGCACATTGAAGGATTTTCCCAGCGTGGATAAAAGCTGTAGCATTCCTTGCCCTGTTTTGAGAGTACGCTATTGAGGTCTGAAAAGATTTCTTTCAGTTCTTTCATTGAGCACTCTGAGCAGCTGTGTTTTCCTGTTGCCCCGGAAACGATGAGACGATAGGTTTCTTCGTCTAAGCCGGCGGAATTCTTTTGTGCGTGTATCAAGCTGATTAAGCGACTTCTGTTTGAACGGTTATCCATTCCATCCTCCTAAGCAGCACAAAGCTTGTCGAGCATATTATCTGTGATGGAAACAAGGCCGCTGGCTTTTGCCATCTTGCTGATTGCGATTGAATCGTTGACGATAGAACGGAAGCCTCCCTGAGCATGGCGTACAAGTCTGTCTGCAGTATCTGGTGTAATGTCGATTCCTGCAGCTTCGTGGTAGTAGGCGGCAACATCTACTGCGTGTGCACGTTCAAACAGAACAATAGGATTCCTGATTCTGCTTCTAAGACGTGGGATTCTGTCTGTTTTTGTTTTAAGACCTTCCTCTCCAACAAGAAGGAACGGAAGCTGGCAGCGTTCGTTTACGGCGCGGATGATTTCGAGGTAGCGGACAGGAAGCTTGTCAGCTTCATCAATGATTACAAGCCGTCTTGTGTATTTGCAGTTTTCTTCCAAGATAGTAAGGCACTCTCCAAAGCTGTGTGGCCTTGTGTGTGCAACGGCCTCGCAGATGTCGCGCATGAGCTGAGTTTTTGTTGAACCGTCTACAAAAAGAACGTAAGCTGCGTTCGGGTTTTCCTGGACGTACCATTTTGCAGAATGTGTCTTTCCTCGTTCAGCGGTGCCAATTGCCATGCCGATTGAAGAAGACATTGTTCCGTTTGGATCAGATAAATCATCTGCAAGAGCTTTGAAGCGCGAAACGCTTGGCGTAAGTACCAGCACGTCTGTATCAATTGCAATACCTTGTGGTATACTGTTTGTGTAGCCCGCATTCTTGAGGCGTTCGATGTATTCATTTTCCTTGTCCTGCCAGTTGGGGTATGTATGCTGGCAGATTTTGACAATCTGTGATTTATCAACACCGATGATGCGGGCTGCTTCCTGCATGGAAAGTCTGTTGTTTTCAATCCAAATGTCCTCGCGGCTTAAATGTTCGCCCGAGTAGAACTGATTCAAAATGTATTCGTAGCGTTCACGGTCGATATAGAAAACCGGCTTACCGTGAGCACGGAGTACGTTTTCGTTTCCGATTCGTGCAGCAAGAGTTTCCAGGAAATCTTCCTGGGAAAGACTCTCTTCGCGGCGGTTGTAAGATTCTGGCATTGTTCCAAAATCTTCTTTCCGTCTGCTTACTGCGAGTGGAATGTTGCGTACTTCTTCTTTTTCTACATCAGCTTTTTTTATAACAGGTGTCGGAATTACTGTTTCCGGCTTTGTATATTCAAGCTGATTCTGCATTGCTTTTTCTGCAAGTTCTTCTGCAGTGTGAAGTTCTGTAAACTTCTGCGGCTCAGAAAGAACACGCACGTTCTTGTTCTGTGTGGCAGTTTTAAACGCTTCCTGAACGGTGCGCATATTGCGTTTTTTCCATTCGAGCTGTTCGAGCATTTCCTGGTCATCAAGCATGTCAATCTTCTTTACAGGACGGAGCGCAATTGCGTGATTTGTTCCAGGCTCAATTGCAAATACACCAAGGTCAAGATTCTCCGGATCGTAGCGGATTTCTATCTTCTGACGGTTGTAAGCAACAAGTGTTCCGCGGTTCTGCAGAATCATTTCCTGTGTTAAATCAGGACCAATGTACTCTGTTCCGTTCAGCTCGATTCTGTCGCCTTTTACCTGGCGCAATGTACTTTCCATGAAAAGATAAGCTTCATCACGCGGATCTATGAAGGTGGGCATCCAGCCGTCACGCTTGTACTCTTCGAGCTTTTCTTTTGGTGAACAGCCGAGTGAAGAATGAACGCGATTTTCGTAGATGTCGATTGCCTTAACAACCTGATGAATGAACTCATCGTAAGTGAGGATGTAACCGTTCTGCTTCTGCCAGTCCAGACGTTTTGTTGCCTGTTCTTCTTCTGGTGCAGAAATTGCCATTCCCTTTACGAGACCCGGCAAGCACTGATCACGCAGAATCTGTTCAAGTGTGTTGAAGAATCGCTCGATTGGTTTTGTCTTTGCGTTCTTTACACGGGCAAAGATTCGGCGGTGCTGTTTTTCCCATTCAGCTTTTGTTGGAACTACGTCTACAACAAGACCTTCTGTATCTTCTACGATGTAACGTCCGTTGTCGGCATGGTACAAATCTGCTTCATCCAGGAAACGTACTCCGTAGTTCTGCAGGCGTTCTACAATCTGATCTGCAAGCTTTGATTTTTCGCTTGAACCGTTATCGTTGTAGGTGCTTTCAAACTTACCGAATCTTTTGATTCCCATTCGCAAGGCACGTGTTACGGTGTAAGTGTTGTATGCAATATCAAAGCTGATTCCGTAAACAAGACGTGTTGCCATATCAAGCCAGAGATAACATTCTGCTCTGATGTACATATCCTTTTTGCCTGTAGCATTTGGATTAAGACACCAGAAGTCAAAGATATGCTGGTCTCCAACTATCAGCTGGAAAGGTAAAAGTTTTGAAAGGTCACGGCTGATGTAAAACATATTGTCCAGGGCACGCTGACCGCCTTTTGCAAGAAGCTTCATTGCGGGACTGATGTTTCGGGCGTGAACGTATGCACTTGCTTCGCTTCCAATCTGCCAGCCCTGACGTTGAGCTTCTGCCTTTGTGTTGTTGTAAGCATTGCGTACAGTACATCCGCCTACCTGCTGAATAGCGGCAAGCATAAAGTTTGTAAAGAAACTCAGTGCTTCGTCATCCCAGGCATAAACATGGCGGCCCTGTCTTCCTTCCGGAAGGGCAAACATAGAACCGTTTTCCATTTTGCGGATATAACGCTGAACAGTAGGAACAGAAATGTTGAACTGCGTTGCAATCTGCTCATAGGCTCTTGCCTTTGAGATAAGCGGACTGCGTTTGCGGAATGCGTCATACACAGCGGCGCGCAGAGGATATTTTTTATCTGTCACAGGTGCAAAGGTTCTGACAGTTCCGCTCATTCATCAACTCCCGTAAAAGCATTAAGCTCTCTGTCTGTTTCTGCAATCTCGTTTACAAGCTCACGCACTCGTAAGCCGATGTTGCATACAGCTGCAAGGCGTGTTGCCGGATTTTCTATGCTTGTAAGAAAGTCTGACAAAGCACCAAAGATGTTCAGCTGAGCTTCGTACTGGTCGCGGTTTTCAAGATTGATTTTTGTGTACTGTCTGCCGTTGTGAAGAAGAGTTTTTGCAAAGTAATCATCATCTCCCCAGTTGAGCTTGATTTTCTTTTTTCCCCAGGTGCGGGCAAGTTCTGCAGCACGTTCATTTGCCTTGCGGATTTTGTAAACACGTTCGTGTTCATTGGTCCAGCCGGCAAGACGTTCTCCAGTTGCCATTGCGTGTGCAATAAGATGTTCAAACTCTGCATCTACTTGTGGCAAAGCAGGATTCGCACTCTTTGCATTTTCAAGCGCATATTCTTCCGGTGTAAGAACTCTGTCGTTTGCTGCATCATATAGCTTGAGCCAAAGATAGGCTGTCTTTTTTGAAAGCCCTACAAGCTCCAGAAAGTCGCAGAAGCCGAAGGTCTGAGCATCTTCGCTGCGGCGGTCTCCTCCTCTTTGGGCAAGAGCTTCATGTGCAATCCAAAGATCGCGGGCAACATCCAGGCTTACACTTTTGAGCTGTTCGACTTTTGGTCTGAGGGTCTGTACCGCGCTGTTCATGTCCCACGAATCAATTTCGCGGCGGAAAGGAAAAGCCTGTTCTGGTGTAAGTGCGCTATTTTTTTGTACTAGACTGTTCATTTAAAAAACTCCTTTGCCAGCTGGAGCTGACATCCAGATAGCTCCAGCCCGATTATTTCAGACTGCAGCTTTGAGAAGCTCCTGATTGACTTCTTCTTTTTTTGTTTCGCAGAAGAACTGGTCTTCCGTAATTTTCTGTGCCTGAATTGCAAGACGAGCTTCGTCCGAAAGTTCGCCGATTGCCTTTTTCTGAAGCTTTTCTTCAACCTTGATGCAGACTTCAAGTTTTGCAATCTCTTCTTTGAGTTGAGCCTTAACAGCGCGGTCTGCTTCTGCTTTCATTTCCTCAGTTTTGCGCTCAATAAGCTTGTGCAAAAGTTCGCCTGTAACTTTCTTAACGCTTACCTTTGTGCTCTGGCGGTAACCGAACGTACCGTTTTCAAGCTCAATAGATTTTGCCTTTTTGAAAAGCTCGTCCTTATTGTAGTCTGCGTATGCCTGAACCTTTGCAACAGCCGCCTGAATGGAGTTGCGGTATTTCTCTCCGTCCTTTGCAGCCTTTTCACGGATTTTGGCAATCTGAACATCTGCGGCAGAATCAATCTTAAAGATTTCGCTTTCTGCATTCCTGATTTCAGTGAGAACCTGTTCTACATCTTCAAGACTCTCAACTTTTGAACCTTCTGGCTTATACCTGTTTGCCATAGTTTTCTCCTTTCACAGATTTCTAATCTGTGCTATAATTTATTTGCTTATTTGATGAATCACGCGGCGGGCTTGCCGTCATCGTGATTCCCATTTTCAGTCGGATTGCGTGTTGTAGCATGCTTTCCGGCTTTTTTATTGGCTTTCTTTCCATCGCGAAAACGGATGTAAGCATCGCGCCAAAATGGGTAAAGCCATGTGTCGGCGAACCGTACACACATTTCATTCAGCTTGCGAAGTTTTTCCTCACGTGTGAGATAAGGAAGTTTCTTCACCTTCTGACCTTCTACATAGATTTCCATTTTCCCCTCCAAGGTTTTCTATGTCCTGGCATATTTCAGCCGGGCTTTTGAACTTTGCAAGTGTGAGAAGTCCGTAGACTGCTGCATATTGCAACCCAACGTAAGACATGTTCTTGACTGCGTAGAGAACCTTCTCTGCATTCAGGTCAAGTTCAGTGCTGTCCATGAACGGCGGCTTTCTGCCGTTTTTCCAAAGTGTTATGATTTTTTGCCTCCTTTAGCTTTTCTACCTCCTTTGCTTTTTCCATAGCTACTAAAAAAGCGTTACTGATTTCTGCAAGAGCTTTTTCTGCGCTTGCATTTGGTGCAACAAGCCTGTGACCTATAAGCTTTCCATCGCGGTAGATTTCTACACTCTGAAAGCCTCTTGCCAGGTCAGGTTCTTCTCTTCCAAAAACCGACTCGTTGAACCGAAGTTCCCACCCTTTAAAATTGCCCGATATAAGTTCTGCCATTTGAAGGCAGACGGTAACTTTCTTTTCTTCTTCCTTGCGCAAAAGCTGCATTCCTCGGTTAAGCACGCTTTTGTACTTTCTAGCCGCTTTTATAAGCTGGCTGATATTGGGTTCTTCTGAATCCTGCTGAAGGTGCTTTTCTGCAAGGTATGCACATTCTTTTGTCATGCGGCTTTCTCCCTCAGTTCGGTTACCATGTCGTTCCAGCTTTTGTAGCCCAGGCGGGATGCAACCGCACGTTCTATGCGCTGGCTGTGTGATTTGCCGGAAAGAACGTTGCAAACATTCTGTTTTGAGCAACCGAGTTCAATTGCAATATCTGCACTTGTTGTTCCCATGCACTTCAATCTGTACTTAATGTACAAGCCCTGTTCGGGTGTGATTTTCTTAGAGGCATGAGCAATTGCAGATGCTTTTTTTTCAGCAATTTTCTGAGCGATGAATTCTTTGAGCTCTTCATCTGTCATAGGCTTATGGCTTTTCACTCTTCTTTTCCTCCTTTTTTGTCGATATACTGATTAGTTGATTTGTACATTTTCATTGTTCCCCTAGAAAAACTTGAAAGTGTACTTGTTAACTTATCACAATTTGTAATTATAATTACATTATGTAATTTGTCAAGCAAAATGTGAGGATTTTAACAAAAAGATTACAATTTGTAATTACTGTCAAGGATTTTTAATGGAAATATCAGAACAACTAAAAAATATCCGTAAAAAGAACGGTATGACACAGGCAGAGTTTGCAGAAAAACTTGAAGTTTCGACTGCAACTGTCGCAAGTGTAGAAAACGGTTCAAGAGAAGCCCCAAAAGGGTTGATGAAATCTCTTGTTACAAAATTCAATGTTGATGCACGCTGGTTACTTACTGGTGAAGGTAATCCCGATACAGAATCAGCTCCTCTACAAATCATCCCTCAAGAGGGAGAAGAAGCGGCGGGCATTCCCTTCTACGACATAGACGTTATGGCGCACATTGCAGAATCGCTGGATCTTAAGGAAGAAACGCCTGCGGGAGTGCTTTCCATTCCGGGCTTTAAAGACTGCATTGCGTGTTTCCCTGTGTACGGTTCGAGCATGGAGCCCAAAATCTCCAACGGCGACGTCATTGCCGTAAGCCAGGCCGTAACCTGCGACCAGATTCTCTGGGGCGAAATCTACCTGGTAATTACAGACGCATGGCGTGTTGTAAAAACTGTTCATCCTGGCAAGACGGAAGAATACATTATTCTGCGGTCTATTAACCCGGCTTACGCTGGCGACACGAATCTGAAGAAAAAGGATTTGCGGGCGTTGTATCTGGTGCGAGGGGTTGTTTCGCGGCTGGGAATGTAGTTTGCTGCCCGTAGTGTCCGGCTGGTAAAGGACTGGAGTTGCGGGCGCAACTATAGACGGATTATAATAAAAAATGATATATTTTTTACAC